CCCTCGACGTGGAGGTTAGCGTCGGGGCTCGCCGTCCCGATCCCGACCCTCGTCGTGGTCGTATCCACAAAAAGGTTCGCCGTACCCACCTCAATGTTCGAGGCTGCGTTGAACGCTTTCGTGGGGTTATTGAAGTTCACGGTAGATGCTGTGTTCGAACTCATCACGATATCGATCTGGTCAAGGTTGAACGCCGATGCGTACACGTTCCCACTCGTCACCCTGAGGTGGGCATTGTTCACATCCAAGAACGTATCGTTTCCGTTCATTTCTACTATTTGGGGAGGTTTTTTTAAATTGGTGGAAACCCGAAGGACGGGGCAAGTGCTTCGCACTTGGAACTCTTTTTCTTGCAAAGTGGGTTGCACTTTGGAGGAAAGGTCAACTGCTACGCAGTTGGAGTAGACGGCCAAACCGGGTTCACTGGATCTTCGGTCGCCGTGGGAAGATCCCTGAGAGCTTGCATGTACACCTTCCACTCTTCGGGAACTGGTGTTTCTGTTGAATACGCTTTGAGGGTGACCCAATCACACTCCGTGAGACGCTTGTTGCGTTCTTCACGAAGTTCCTTGAGGGGTTGAGCATCGATGTGTTCTTGGAGCTTGGCCTCGAACTCCTCCTTTGGGGGCTTTTCATACCCTTCGGGTAAATTAATAGACTCCCATGTAGAACCATTTGAAAAATTTACCAGTGTTGGACAAAATTGTTTCACAGTTTTGGAAACCATATTACAATTTTCAGGTGTGCACTCCATTATATATAGACTAGGATATTTTATAAATATTCATAGTCGTATGACCAGGTGGACCACTACTTAAAAATAATGTGACAGTTCCTTGTGTTGTGTAAAATGCAAAACTTTCACCAGTTTTCATGTAAACGGTTTTACTATAACCTACCGTGTCATCATTGGCTAAATTTGCTGTGTAAAATGTATACTGTCTTTCTTTCAGTGTTCCGTCAGCTTCTAATAATTGAAACCCCCCCCATCGAGCCGTATCGAAACCGTTTATGAATAACGCTAAATCGATAAGATATAAACCATCCTCTGGTGCAGTAAAGTATCCATTCAAAGAATTCCATGCCGATACCGGAGCATTGTTTTCGGTACGTAGCACCGTTCCGAATATAGTACTGGATGCGGTTGATGAGAACCAATTACCACCTGTTGAAGTATATGCAACATTACCACCTGTCGCGTGGCTTATCAACCAGTGCATACCCGCATTATTCACCAATCCCTCAACATTCACGTCCCCCCTCACATCCAAGGCCGCCCTCGGCTCCGAGGTCCCGATCCCGAGGTGCCCAGCCTTGAGGGTCATCCCCAAGTCCCCATGACCGAAATATTCCTTCTGGTAGGCATAGAGTTGCCAAATCTCGTCGGAGGTCAGGGCCCGGTTGAAGAGGCGGAAGTTTGCGATGGAACCACTGAACATATACGTAGTACTTGTTCCACTAAATCCACCTACATTTAAAGTGCTATTAGTTATATTCAAATCAGCCAAATTTCCAGAATGATATGCGGATAATCGTTGACCATCTACATATATTTCTCGCCCAGCCGATCCCTGTGTACCGTTATATGTACACGTTAAGTGATACCATCTATTGTTTTGAAACGTGGTGTCTGCTATATAGCCATTGTTTCTGAAATTATAGCTAATTAGGTCATTTTCGATATAAATTTCAATTCTTTTATTATCGGTATTATCACCAACCCACATTAAAGTATCACCACCCGTCGGTGTTAAGTTAGTTCCCTTAAACCACATCGATATAGTGTGAATGTAATTTCCGCTCATGGGTGTACTCGAAGATAGATATTGACTAGAATTTGCGTCAAAAGTAAACGCCTTATACTCCGTATCGAACCCGACACCATTAATGGGTGTGGCATCGTATGTACTCACACCCGTTTTATTATCGACAGTTGTCGGTATAGTTGAGTAATCTTGCCCATCATAGTAGACCTCCAACCAATCCGTGTTGGGAACGTTGGGGACAGACTTGACCACCACGTCCACCCCGTCAGCCTCGGGGTCGTATTCGGGGATGCCGTAATATTCGAGTTCTCTAAATTCCACTAAACCACCCCCGTTAAATACCGACGAAGTGTGGATTTTTGTAATTACAAAGCGTATATAACGATACGCTAACTTTTGTGAAGAATTTGTAATATTGATGGTATGTTTTTGGTTGTCACTTGAAGTATACAAACCCGAAAACGTTTGAATAACATCCCATACACTAGAATTATTCGATCCCAGAAAAGTCCCATCAACTGGTGTTCTTCCATAATTTGCATGTGATGTAATTACGGCGTGATCGAGCCTAATTTTTGCGACGAGATCCACTGTAATTGCAACACCTTGGTGTGTACTTCCATCACTCGCAGTCGTCGTTGGGGCAGATGCAGTGGGGTTACCACTGGAATAAACTGAACCAGATTGATAAGCTGACGACGAATTATCGAATAGTTTATATGCATACCCATCAGCTGGGTAACCTGAATAATTCGTCTGGTCTGCTACATACCCATTCGTACCCGAATTATCATTAGCAGTCATAGCCACCCTCGGATACTTGATGAGTTTCTTGGAGCGGTTAAACTCCGTGACGACGTTGGAGTTCAACTTGATGGAGGCTGTGTTCGAGGTGTGGAGCATGTTCACGTTTGATACTACGTTCAAGTCGGAGACGTTCCCAGTCACAGTGAGATCACCCCCAACCTCCACGTTCGCAGTGGTGACGAGACCAGTAGTCGCATTCGAAAACTGAACCGTGTTTGAAGTCACGTTTCCGTTTTCGACAATTTGGTGAAGGTTCGCTGTGATACCAGTCACGTTACTCACGTCACCGTAAAGGAACGCAGCAGTGACGTTCCCCGCGACGACGATGTTACTATCGACGACGAGACCCGTCTCAGCGTTCTGAAACTCGATCGTGTGAGGGGTGGTGTTCCCCGTATCAGTCACAGAGCTTAGGGGATACGACGGAACAATACCAATTCCACCGAGGGTCATGGACTCGGCTGTGAGGTTCCCGTCAATCACGAGTACGTTGGATCCATCATCATCAATATAGAGGTTCGACCCAACACTCAAGTTGTGTCCCGGATCGGCGTTTGAAATACCGACGTTACTGTTGATGAAATAGATTTCACCCTCAGCGTTTGTGCTCCAAACACCACCCGACCCGCTCGGGAGGTTCGTCAAGAGACTTCCGTTACCCACGAAGTAATCAGCCTTCACATTACCCGTGACCACGAGAACGTTCGACCCATCATCATCTACATAAAGGTTCGACCCAACACTCAAATTGTGTCCCGGATCGGCATTTGAAATACCGACGTTACTGTTGATGAAATAGATTTCACCCTCAGCGTTTGTGCTCCAAACACCACCCGTCCCACTCGGGAGGTTCGTCAAAAGACTTCCGTCACCTGAGAAATAATCAGCCTTCACATTTCCCGTGACCACGAGAACGTTAGACCCATCATCGTCTACGTAAAGGTTCGAGCCAACACTCAAATTGTGACCCGGATCAGCGTTTGAAATACCGACATTACTGTCTATGAAATAGATTTCACCGTCTCCCTTTTCCTGCCAAACACCACCCGTCCCACTCGGGAGGTTCGTCAAGAGACTTCCGTCACCGATGAATTTCAGCGCGTGTACGTTACCAGTCGCGACTAAACCAGTCGTCGCATCGGTAAGTAAAATCGTGTTTGATGTGACATTACCGTTATTCGCGATTTGTTCGAGGTTCGATGCGATATTCGTTAATTCCGAACCGTCACCGATAAATTTAAGGGCTTCTACGTTACCAGTCGCCACTAAACCAGTTGTCGCATCGGTGAGTAAAATCGTGTTAGACGTGACATTACCGTTATTTACGATTTGTTCGAGGTTCGATGCGATATCGGTCAATTGCGCACCACTGCCAACAAACGAAACAGCTTCCACTGTACCAGAAGCCACGAGACTCGTCCCTGTATTTGTAAACTGTACCGTGTTCGAGGTTACGTTACCGTTATCCGTAATCGCTTGTAAGTTCGATGCGATGTTGGTGAGTTGAGAGCCATCACCCTTGAAACTGGAAGCCTCGACGTTCCCAGAGGCGACCACCCGCCCCGACACGATAAGTTCTGCTGTCGGAGAAACACTCATACTACCACCCATACCAGAGTGAACTGTGCAGTAGTAATAAAGTGTCGAAGGAGCACCGGCTGGAACCGCGAACTTTAAGTGATTCGCAATACTCGTATAGTCTGTGCCTGTGGTATATTCTGAACCACCACCGTGTGTACCATCATTCGTCGTCGACAATCTAAAAGGGTGTGTAGCTCCAGGGGCTGTCAGGTCGAAAAGGTACGTCTGATGTTCGTGAAGTTCGAGTGAATCTTGTTGAACTCCATCGATATAAAAGACACCACCACTTGCGGTCACCACGAATGTCTTTGTTGTACCCATCGTAGCCGCATTACTTATTAAGGCTGTAGTCGATGTCACGTTCCCGGAGACCGTAACATTCCCCGAGGCTGTGAGTGAAGTGACCGTGTTCGTGAACCGAACCGTATTCGATGTCGCGTTATTGACATTAACGACATCGTCGAGAGTGAGTGCGTCAATACGTGCAGAGTTATCACTCAGGTTTGTTTCCAAATTTCCTATTCTCGTAACATTAGAAGCCAAGTTGGACCATATATCCACGTTCGAATATTCTAAATTCGTGACACGTGGCTCTAACGCGTCGAGGCGTCCATCATTTACGGAAACGTCTGATTGTAGTGTGGATATGAGCCCCGCCTGAACAGTATTAGCTACTTCTAAAGTTGATACACGAGAAGCGTTATCTGAAAGGTCGTTTGTCAAAGTGGTGATCAGACCTGCTTGGACCGTGTTCGCGTCTTCGAGAGTATAAACGCGTGAAGCGTTATCTGAAAGGTCGTTTGTCAAAGTGGTGATCAGACCTGCTTGGACAGTGTTCGCATCTTCGAGTGTCGAAACACGTGAAGCGTTATCCGATAGGTCATTTGTCAAGGTGGTGATCAGACCTGCTTGGACCGTGTTCGCATCTTCGAGAGTAGAAACGCGTGAAGCGTTATCTGAAAGGTCATTTGTCAAAGTGGTGATCAGACCCGCTTGGACCGTATTCGCATCTTCGAGTGTTGTTATACGGGAAGCGTTATCTGAAAGGTCGTTTGTCAAAGTGGTGATCAGACCCGCTTGGACCGTGTTCGCATCTTCGAGAGTAGAAACGCGTGAAGCGTTATCTGAAAGGTCGTTTGTCAAAGTGGTGATCAGACCTGCTTGGACCGTGTTCGCATCTTCGAGCGTCGAAACGCGTGAAGCGTTATCTGAAAGGTCGTTTGTCAAAGTGGTGATCAGACCTGCCTGGACCGTGTTCGCATCTTCGAGCGTCGAAACACGGGAAGCGTTATCCGATAGGTCATTTGTCAAAGTGGTGATCAGACCTGCTTGGACCGTGTTCGCATCTTCGAGCGTCGAAACACGGGAAGCGTTATCCGATAGGTCGTTTGTCAAAGTGGTGATCAGACCTGCCTGGACCGTGTTCGCATCTTCGAGTGTAGAGACGCGGGACGTTAAATCTGTTTCAATTACACCGATACGAGAAGCGTTCGATGCTAGATCTAATTCTACTGTACTGATACGAGAAGCGTTGTCAGCAAGGTCACTCGAAAGAGCGACACCGGTTAGCGTCGTACCGTCACCGTAGTAACTTCCAGTTGTCACGGTTAAATTGTTTTGTGTGATGAGATTACCTAAAATCTCGACGGTTATGAGATTTGAGTCATCGAAAATATGGTTATCGGACACCGTATTTTGCGTGTATCCAATCGTGAACGTATGATTATGTGGATCGGAATCACCTTGAGATTCACCGTGGTGAATGAGACCAATATTCTTACCGGGATGCTGCATGATGATACCCACATCGAGTTCATGTGACGTATTGTTATTGGCGATACCAAGTATACGATCATTAATGACGAGGTTGTTTGATTCGATCGTGTATGAATTACCGTTGGTTACGATGTTTCCGAGGACTTCAAGATCTGAGGAAATGACGATTGTTCCGTTTGAGCGACCGATAGATGAATTTTCAAGGAAGTTTCCAGTCCCGACGATTGGGATTTTATCGATTGTTAGTCCGGAAATGGACAGCTTCGAACCTACCTCAACGTTTGCAGTCGTAGTAAGTCCGGTGACATTTATAATGTTCGAAGTCGTGTTGTTAACGTTTACCACGTCGTCGAGTGTTAAATTCGAAATACGTGCAGAATTGTCGGCGAGATTCACCCAAAGATATGCGTTGGACGTTTCAAGGTTTGTCACTCTTGATGAGTTATCAGATAAGTCGTTTTGAATTCCTGTGATAACCGATGATAACACCGAATCGGTCGCTTCCAGAGCGCTTACTCGCGCCGCGTTATCCGAAAGGTCATTTGTCAAGGTGGTGATCAGACCTGCTTGGACAGTGTTCGCATCTTCGAGTGTCGAAACACGTGAAGCGTTATCGTTCAATCTGGTATCGAGAGTAGTGATTAGACCCGCTTGGACCGTGTTCGCATCTTCGAGTGTTGTTATGCGGGAAGCGTTATCGTTCAATCTGGTATCGAGAGTAGTGATTAGACCCGCTTGGACCGTGTTCGCATCTTCGAGTGTTGTTATGCGGGAAGCGTTATCCGAAAGGTCGCTCGTTAAGGTGGTGATCAGACCCGCTTGGACCGTGTTCGCATCTTCGAGTGTTGTTATACGGGAAGTGTTATCCGATAGGTCATTTGTCAAGGTGGTGATCAGACCCGCTTGGACCGTGTTTGCATCTTCGAGTGTTGTTATACGGGAAGCGTTATCCGAAAGGTCGCTTGTTAAGGTGGTGATCAGACCCGCTTGGACCGTATTTGCATCTTCGAGTGTTATTATACGGGAAGTGTTATCCGATAGGTCATTTGTCAAGGTGGTGATCAGACCCGCTTGGACCGTGTTTGCGTCTTCGAGTGTTGTTATACGGGAAGCGTCGGCGGACAGGTTTGTGTTTAAGGCAGAAATGAGACTCGCTTGAACCGTGTTCGCGTCTTCAAGCGCTGATATACGGGCTGCGTTACTCGTGAGATTCGTCGCGAGTGCAACACCCGTAAGAGACGTACCGTCACCGTAATAGCTTCCACCGGAACCGACGGTTATGTTATTCTGCGTATGAAAGTGACCGAGAACATTTACCGTGATGACATTAGCGGTATCGTTGATGATAGTGAAATCGGATGCTGTGTTTTGTGTATATCCGATGGTAAATTCCTGTGCATACGGGTTTCCGAACGCGCCATGGTGAATGAGACCGACATTTCGATTAGGGTATTCCATGAGAATGCCCGTATCTGCACCATTCAATATATTGTCGTATGCGATTCCTATGATACGATCTTTCACTTCGAGAGATTGTGTGTCGATTGTGTACGTTTCACCGCTTATATTGACGTTTCCATTTACTTCAAGATTCGACGTGATGGTAACCGTGTCAGTTCCCTGCGTGATGAAAGAATCTTCTAGGGCATTACCCCCATTTATAAAAGGTACACTTCCGGGTGTAAGACTATCGACAGTGAGCGAATCTCCGACTTCCATGCGACCCGTGACAGTATTTCCAGTCACGTGTACATCCGTTCCGATCGTCAGGTCAGAGCTTATGTATGCATTTCCACTAACATGAAGATTTGCACCTGGATTACTTTCATTTAAACCAACCCTACTATTTTCAGTATCGACGAACAAATGCGAGGACCCAACTTGTAGGTTACTCGCGATATCGACTTTTCCTGAAAATATATGGCTTGTCGTCGCGACCATTTATATTAGCTTAGATAAAATGTATCGCATTTTATGTGAGGTAATGATACAATGTGGGAGGCACTCGGGACTAAGCATTCTCAAGAGCTGTTATACGAGCTTCGAGTGCATCGTTTCTTGCCTTCTCGGCTTGAAGCTGTCTGTCTACCTCTTGGAGTGCTGCCGTCGCCACCGTGAAAATGGCTTCCTTCTTAAGGTATATGAAGTCGTCTACCTCTTGTCCATAGACGAAGAGTTGATTACCTGCTACAACATTTCCAGTCTCGTCAATTGAAGCAATCCACTCACTCAAGTCTTCTTCAACGCGAATAGTGTGTTCATCGATCACTTCGTTTATTGTAATCATATGTTCCACTTCCTTCACATCAAATATCTTTAAAACGGAAGCATTACTCACGAGCGTGGAAGTATCAAAGTTTGTGAAAGTAATAACGTTAGAGTTAGAAACAGTCACCAACTCGTATATATTTGGAATACTGTCCGATTTTATTGTTGTAGCGTAAGGTAGAGTTTCACGAACTTCCTGTGCAATAAATCCCCATACAGGTTCAGAACCTCGTCTGGCATAATCCTTGTACTTATACTGTTTAGGTTTCAAAAGTCTTAAAGTTTCTAAAGCAGAACCATCATCAACATCAATGATGTCTTTCTTTATACGTTCATCGGAAGCACCGACTACTCCACCAACAGATGCTATAGAACCCCTAGTAGCTATATGCCAACTTGCGTATATACATGCGTAACCCCAAGTTCCAGTACTGGCATAACGTGTCCCGGCATCCGGTGAACTGTAATTAAACCACTGTCTCGCACCGGCTCCTATATTAATGTAAGAATCACCAACCACATGAAGTGGGCACCCAGGACTCGCTGTCCCGATACCGACGTGTCCGTTAAAATACCCTTTCTTCGAAGCTCCGTCGACGGCGAACAGGTTTGTCCAACCATTCGTTTTGACGCTAAACTCTTCGGTGTCGGGTATGTGTATGGCTAAGCCCTGCTTTCCAAATGTGCCTCTCGTAGATGAATGGAGACCCATGCCCATCAAAGTGCTACCACCCCATCGTAGGCTGTATAAATTGTCGTCCGCATATGTGGTTTGTGTTCCTAACTGAAGACTAGGGTTGTAAGATACTCCAGATGGGACAGATAGTTTACCAGTAAATGTCCCAGTCGTCGCACTCACTGTACCACCACTTTGATTTGTCGCCGTTGTCGCCGTGGCGGAGTTTCCAGTACACGAACCAGCCGTTGTCGCCGAATTCACTGTTCCCGTAATTTGATCGGGATTAACCATCCCAGTCCCCTCTGTGCCGTCCAGGTGGGGTACGAAGCCCAAACCAGTCAAGTGAAACCTCCCAGACTTATTGACGAGGCGTATAGCTGAGTAAGTGTGTAAGCCTGACCCTGCGAGAGTGATGGTCATACCGTCGTGTTGGTCGGGATTACCTTCGTTAGTATTTTCAACAGCCTGATGCGTGTTGATACGTCTAAGGAACACGAGACCCCCGTCGCTTTGGACACCGTAAGCGTCTACGTAGCCACCACTACTCCACGTTAAATGTGAGATGTACGCCGACTTCATACCAGAGGGAATGTTAAACTGTTTGTATCCAGGTGGGTCGTTATACGAATATTTGTCGTGAACGTTGTTAAACTTTGGGTCGCCCCAAGAACTCGAAGTAGCATTCGTCCATGTTCCACTTTGAGAAGCTGGTGCGTTGATATCGACCTCCGTGTATTCTACCCCCACACTTGCCCCGTCAGCTCCGTCAGCTCCGTCAGCTCCGTCAGCTCCGTCAGCTCCGTCAGCTCCGTCAGCCCCGTCAGCCCCCCTCGGAATTGTAAAATTAAAAACGGCAGCGGAAGTCGTACCCGAATTTGTCACCGAAGCTTCCGATCCTGCGGCTCCG